CACGCTGCACCATCTCGACCCGGAGACATGGGCGCGCGGGGCGCAATCGAGCGCCGCCGTGAACGCCTTCGGCTATCTGCCGCTACCGGCGGGCGGCGTGTGGGAGCTCGAGGCCGTGACGGTCGGCCAGGCGGGCAACCCGCCCGAGGACGTGCTTGAAGCGATCCTGCGCATCGTCGGCTGGCTGTTCGCCGGCAGCCTGCCCGTCCCGTCGCCAACGGACGGCGCGGCGCTCACGCGCGCCGGCGTGGTGCAGAAATCCGGCGCGGCGGAAATCCTCCGGCACTACAAGGAAATCCGGCTATGAGGCTTCCCTGGCGGCGGGCGCGGCCCGAAACCCGCGCGGACTACACCGAAGCCGCCGAAGCGGCCCTTTGGGCGCGGGCCTACATGGGCCTGCATGGCGACGGCCTGGCCGTGGTGGAAGCGGCCGTTGGCCTGATCTCCCGCGCCTTCGCCAGCGCCGATGTTCGCGGCGTTGCGGATCCGCGCGTCGCGGCGGCGCTGACGCCGGAGATCCTCGCCTGGATCGCGCGCCAGGCGCTGACGCGCGGCGAGGCCGTCGCGGCCGTCGCGGTGGACGGCGGGCGCGTCGCGCTGCATCCGGCCGCCGCCCATGATGTTCACGGCCAGGGCCAGGACCCGGCGTCCTGGCGCTACCGCCTCGACCTTGCTTCCCCGGACGGCCAGCGGACCGCGATCCTGCCCGCCGAAGCCGTCCTGCATGTCCGCTATTCCTGCGACGCCGCGACGCCCTGGCGCGGCGTCGGCCCGCTCGGTCGCGCCGGCGTGTCGGCCGCCGTCGCGGCGCTCGCCGAAACGGCGCTGCGCTCCGAAATGTCCGTTCCCGTGGGGCGGATCGTGCCGATACCCTCCGGCGCGGCCGCGACGCCAACCGAAGACGGCGAGACCCTGGCCGACAAGATACGGGCCGACATGCAGAAGCTCGCCGGCGGCGTCATGCTGCCGGAGACCATGCAAACCGGCTTCGGCGCGGGCCGGGCCGACGCGCCGGCGCGCGACTGGCGGGCCGAGACCCTGCAACCCGCGCCGGCGTCCGGGATGATCGAAGCGCGCCAGGCGCTCACGGTCGGCCTGGCCGGCGCGCTCGGCGTCCCGGCCGTGCTGCTGATCGGCGGCCAGGGCGGAAGCGACAGCGGCCAGCGCGAAGCCTGGCGGCGCTGCCTGCATGGCAGCATCGCGCCGCTCGGCAAGCTCGCGGCGGCCGAGCTCGGCCGCGCGCTCGATGCGCCCGGCCTGGCGCTCGATTTCGCGGCGCTGGCCGCAAGCGACATTGCCGGGCGCGCGCGCGCCTTCGGCTCCCTTGTGACGGCGGGCATGTCGCTTGCCGACGCGGCCGCCGCGAGCGGCGTTCTACAGGAGGAAAACGCATGACTGTCCTGGCAACCGTGAAGGCCGTTGCGGACGCGCTGAAGGCCGCGACGCTGCCGCACAACCCGTCCGTTATCACGGTCGCGGACGAAGCCCGGCAATCGGCCGCCGAAGCCTTGCCCCTGGTCGCGGTCTGGCCGGAGGAGGAAACGACGGGCGAAGGCGTTGCCGGGCGCGGCAGCGTGATCGTCGCGGTCACGGTGAACCCGGAAGACGCGGACGCCCTGGGCCGCCTGGATACCATCCTGGGCAGCCGCGAAGCGCCCGGCGTCCGCGCGACGGTCGCCAGCGCCGGACGCCTGCAACGCGAGCGCGGGCAGCTTATCGAGGCCGAAGACGGCCGCCTGACATGGGCCGACGAATGGTCCTGCCCGACGGTCGCATACGACCGGCCGTCACGGCATCGCTGATGGTCGGCTTCACGGTCCAGTTACGCGGCATTTACAGGGCCGAAAAACGCCTGGCGGAGCTACGCCGGCGCGCGGCGGATCGCGCCGTCCGCGACGCCATGCGCCCGGCCGTCACGGAACTGTTGAAGCGGGCCAGGCAGCGCGCCAGGCAGCGGCTCGCCAGCGCCGGCGTGTCCGTCCCGGCCCGCGCGATCCGCACGCGCCGGCGCAACATTCCGGGCGGCTTCCGCGTCACCATGTTCCCGGCCCGCCAGTGGTTCTATCTGCGCTTCCTGCACTGGGGCACGGGCGAGCGGAAGACCAAGCGCGGCGCGCGGCGCGGGCGCGTCCGCTCCCGGCCCTGGTATGGCTTCGAGCGCCAGGACGCGGAACGCGCCGGCGGAAGCGCGCTCGCCCGCATCCGCGACGCCTGGCGGGAGGCGGTCAATGGCCGATGACTTTGAGAGCGCCGCCAGCGCCATCATGCGCGAGTGGCAGGAACTCGCCAGGCGCAAGCAGGACCCGGAACTTGCCATGGAAACATTCTGGAGCCGGATGCTATCGGACCCGCTGCTACGCCATCGATGCACGCGGGCGGTCCCCTACCTTCTCGCCCATGGCCGCGCCGCGCCGCTCGACATGGGCGAGCGATGGAAGCACGGTCCGTTCTGCATCCCGAACTTCGGAGATTGAGCATGGCCGATGACTTGATCCGCCGCATCCTTGACCGCGAGGCGCAAGCCAGCGCGATCAAGAACGCGGTGAAAGAGGCGCTGCGCGAGGCGGACATGCCGCCCGGCGATAGCAGGGTCCGGCTCACGGCGCGCGTCTATCCGCGCGAATACCGGGCGCTGAATGCGTTGATGGAGCGGACCGGCCTATCGCTGAATGACGCGCTCCGGCTGTCGATATGGACGCTTGAAGGGATTGAGGAAGCAGTCCGGCCGTTCGACGAAGCGAAGGCGCTGGAAATCCTCTTGGACGCCGATCTTAAAGCTTACAACGACCAGCCGGAGGAAGACCGCGATCCGGCGCTGCTACGCCTGATCCGCCGGCGCGCGGACCGCATCTTCCGCCTGGGCAACCCGGACGCCGACCCGGACGAAATCTATATGGTGACGCCGGCAAGCGATCTTGAGTGACGGCTGGCGCTTACGATTATCTCCTATAATAGCAGAAATCACCCGCTCTTTCTCTAGGACTACCTCTTGAGTGTCTTTTGCCGAATATATCTTCGGTGACTTCATATAGCTCTTCCTTCGTTGGAGGAAATGGTGTTCCGTCCGGGCATTTCCAGTAGTTAGGTGGTTTGTTTGATTCTTTGCATGTAGCATAACCCGCAGCTTCGTTTATGGACACTGGATGATACTCTGCGCAAGCGCCCCAAGCTCCAACCCAAGCGTTGATGTCGTATCCATAATACGGTCCATAAGCGTCGTATAGTGTTTTCTCGCCAGGTTTAATAATTGTTCCGTACTTCCTTTGCGACTTGGGTGCAAAATAACCTGGGAAGCGCGTTATGTTCCGAGAATCTCGATCCTCGAACACAACATGAAGCAGAATTTCAGTCGCGCACGTGTTTGAAAATTCGAAGTGTTTTACAGGCTTACCTCCACTCTTTGCCTCGAATTCATGGATAAACAAACAGGTGATAGGTTGTGGAAGCTTGCCGGCGTTTGCTTGCAACGACATGAAAGCCAATCCGCACAGTGCGAGCAGCCAAAGTATCGTCTTCAACATTTTGCCTCCCAAGCAAATGAGGGTCATTCGGCGGCGCTGTCCTGGCGGCTCTTGGTGAACCCGTCGAACAAGCCTTCGAGACGCGCCATGCGCTCGCGAAGCTCGGCGAGGCCGGCCCGAAGCTCGGCAATGTCGGCCCGTGTCGCGCGCTGGCCGGCGAGGATTAGGCCAGCGAGCGCGACCCCGACTGCGATGATGGCTACAAGCTCCGGTGTCATACCGTGCGAGGATAACGACAATTTCCCTGCGGCGCTACCGGAGCTTCGGGGCGCACTCCGGGCGCTCGCACTGGAAGACCATGCACTCCGCTTCCGGTCGCCAGCGTTTCGCCCATTGCCGGGCGGCCTGGCGCGTGTGGAAGGGCCGGGCCAGGCGGTAGATCATGCGCCCGTCGCGGTGCTGTATCCAGACATGGAAATGCGGCCTGTTCGGCTTCGATATTTTCAATTGGCAATCCTCCGGCCATGCGCAGCGGCATTGCCAATTGAGAATGCAGCGCCCGGATTGTCAAATGAGAATGCTGGACGCGCCCGCGACTCGCTGATACAGAACGGGGCGGCTCTTTCCCCGGAGCCGCCCCGTTGCGTTGTTGGCCTATGCCGGGCCGCGACGCTGCACTACTCCGAAGGACCCGGAGGAATGCGATGGCATCCTTACAGGAAGAAACCCCGGCCCGCAACATGGACGGCGAGGCCGAAGCGCGCGCCTTGCGGGTATCCGAAGCGGTCGCCCGGATTGTCGGCCGCCGCGACAGCGCCCCGCCAAGCGCCGGGCCGGACAAGGATCGCGCCCCGTCGCGCCCTGGCCCGGATCGCGGCCTGGAAGCCGCGCGCGAACGCTGGCGACGGACTTTCGAGGCGCGCGGACCGCGCGAGCCGGAGCCGGAGCGCCTGCCGCTTGAGCGCCCGCCCGCCAAGCGCGAGATTGTCAAAGAGCAATCCGCCCGCCCTGTGATCGCGGCCAAGCCGGAGCCGATCATCCGACACGCGGCGGCGGCCGTCGTGGTAGGCGACAGGCGGCTGTCTCTGGCGAGCCGGTGCCTGTTGGTCGCGCTGTCCTGGCGCTACCGTCCGGGCCGGCCCTGGCGCGGCAGCTTGAACGCGCTCTGCCCCGTGGTCGGCGTGACCGAGCGCGCGGCGCGGCGGGCCATTCAAGAGGCGATGGCCGCCGGACACTTGGTCCGCATCGGGCGCAATCTTTGGTGGCCGGCTGTCGAGGATGCAGCCGGAACGAACTGGCGGCCAGCGGAGCAACTGGCGCTTCCGCTTGTCGAGACTGGCGATCAATCGGCCTTCGATTACCTGGCAAGCCGCACTCGCAAACCGGACTCGTGAGTCCGCTTACCGGACTCGTGAGTCCGCTTACCGGACTCGTGAGTCCGCTTTGCACACCTATTCACGCGCGCGCGTAGGGCCTTAAAGAGGACCTTAAAGAGGACCTGCCCGGCTGTCGCCAGGCAGGCAGCCGCGCCGTCCGCCCGCTATCGCTGGGGCGGTCGGCCTGACGCGGCTGGGCTTCGAGGGAGGACCCGCGCCCCGTGGGGACCCCTGGGGGCAAGCCGGGCCGTCCTGCCGAAACCGCCCCCCAACCTTCGAGCGTTACAAATCCAATCGTCACCGGGCCGGGCGTGACTTTTCATTTGACACGGAAAAATATGGCGTCAAAAATCGCGCCCCATGATTGCCAGCCAGGCTGCCGGGGTTTTCGAACAGTGCGCCGAATGCGGCGAGCCGATTGAGCAACGGCCCGGCGGCCGCCGCCGCGAATACTGTTCGGCCCGCTGCCGGATGCGCGCGAAGCGCAAGCGCGACGCCGGCGCGACGCTGTTCCGGTTTCCACGACAACGATCTTCGGCGGGTTCGACTGAAAACCCCGGCCCGCCGGAGCCGCCGGCGGGCAAGCTTCGACGCTGTTCGCCAGCGGACCCGCCACCGGTCCCGGCCATTTCCCCAACGGGATCGGTGGCGAACCCTGCCCGCGTGATCGCGGAATGGGCGCGGGAGTGCCTGCGCGTGCCGACGGGGCCGCTCGCCGGGCAGCCCTTCGAGATTGCGGACTGGCAGGAAGCATGGCTACGCGGCGCGCTCGCGCCTGGCACACGGGAGGCCGGCCTGAGCATCGCCAGGAAGAACGGCAAATCCGCCCTGGTCGCGGTCGCGGCGCTGGCCTTCCTGGTCGGTCCGCTCAACCGCCCGAACTGGCGCGGCGTATGCACAAGCTTGACCGGGGCGCTGGCCGCCGAAATGCGCGACGCGATCCGGCAGACTGCCGAGGCCGCCTATCCGCCCTTGCCCGTGAAGGTGCTGCGGACGCCCAACGCCGGCCGCGCGGACGGCTTGAACGGCGCGCGCCTCGATTTCCTGGCGGCCGACAAGGCGAGCGGCCATGCCGCCGGCGCGGACCTGGCGATCATCGACGAAGGCGGGCTGCTGCCGGAGCCGAAGCGCGGGTTGTGGGCCGCCGTGCGGTCCTGCATATCCGGGCGGAACGGCAGATTTTGGGCGATTTCGGTCCGGGGCGATGGCCCGATGTTCGACGAACTCGCGGGCCGCGCCGGCGATCCGGCCGTCCATTGGACCGAATACGCGGCGGCGCCGGATGCGGCGCTCGACGATCCCGACGCATGGGCGGCCGCCAACCCCGGCCTGGCGACGGGCATCAAGAGCGCGTCCTATATGGCCGACACGGCGCGCGCCGCGCTCGCCAACCCGGCGGACCAACCCAAGTTTCGCAGTCTCGATCTGAACCTTGCCGAAAGCCCGGACCGGCAGATGATCGTCGCGCCTGGCGACTGGCGGGCCTGCCTGGCCGACGAACTCCCGCCCCGCGACGGCCGCTGCGTGATCGGATGGGACCTTGGCGGCAGCGCCAGCATGTCGGCCGTGGTGGCGCTCTGGCCGGCCAACGGGCGCATGGAGGTATGGGCGGCGCTCCCGGACACGCCGGACCTGGCGTCGCGCGGCCAGGCGGACGGCGTGGGGGCGCTCTACAGCCGGATGCTGGCCGCCGGCGAACTCGCACTGTATCCGGGCCGCGTTGTGCCGGCGTCGCAATTCCTCCTGGATGCGTTGACGCGGCTTGCGGGCGGCCAGGCGATCCTTGCGATTGGCGCGGACCGCTTCCGCCGCGCCGAAGCCGAGGAAGCCCTGGATCGCGCCGGCGTCATGCTGCCCGTCGCCTGGCGCGGCACGGGCGCGAGCGCGACGGCGGACGGCAGCCATGATGTCCGGGCCTTTCAGGCGGCCGTGATCGCGGGCCGCGTCCGGTGCGCCCCGTCGCTGGTAATGACGGCGGCCATCGCCGAAAGCGAATTGCGGTTTGACAATGCCGGCAACCCGGCGCTGCACAAGGGCCGCCAGCGCGCCAGGATCGACGCGCTGCAAGCGGCCGTGATCGCCTGCGGCCTGGCCGCCATGCCGGCAGCGGCCGCGACGGCCGGGCGCATGGGCTATGCCGGCGTTGTGGGGGGGCTGCGATGACGGCCCGCCTTTGCACGAAACGCAACGATAAACGCTCGATCGAGCTTCCGAGCTGGAAAATGCGAGCTCCGATCGGCGATCGCGGAGCTGGCCGCGCGCCCGATTCCGCGCCCGATTACCGCCATGGGGCGCAAAGATGAGCAAGTGGCACGCCCTGCACGGCCTGGGCGGCGAGCGGTGGGAGCGCGTCCGGCAGGCTGTATTCAGCCGCGACGGCTTCCGGTGCTGCGAGTGCGGGCGCTACGGCCCGCTTGAGTGCGACCATATCAAGCCGCTTGTCCTGGGCGGTGCGCCCTGGGACCCGGCCAACCTTCAATCCCTATGCCCGGACTGTCACGCCGCGAAGAGCGAGCGGGAGAGGCCGCGCAAGCACACGGTCGCGTTCCTGCGGGCGCGTGCAGCCTGGCGCAAGGCGCTACGCCGCGCCGAACTCGAAACCCCCATGACGGGAGAGGGTCTTTGACCAAGAAGCAGAAGCTCGAACTCCGACGCTCCGCGATCCGGGAGCGCCTGGGCGAAATCGCCGGCCTGGCGGGCGATGCTTTGACCGATGAAATCCGGTCCGAGCAAGACAGCCTGGAAACCGAATACCGTGACACGGAACGCCAGCTTCGGGCCGCGACGATTGCCGAAGACGGCGATCCGAACGAGCCGCGCCCGGCGGCTGTCGAGGACGGCGAGCCGGCGGAAATCCGCGCCCTTGTGCGCCGGGCGGAGCTTCGCGGCTACATGACGGCAGCCGCGGCGGGCCGCGATGTTGCGCCGGCCAGCGCCGAAGCGGAACTGCGGGCCGCGATCTTCGGAGACACGGCGCGCGAGTTTGCCGGCGTCGCGGTGCCCTGGGCTGCGCTCGCGCCGGAGCGCCAGGCGGAAGCGCGCGCGGACGCCGCGACAAGCCTGCCGGGCAATATCACAACCTCCGTTTCGCTGATGCAGCGGTCCTACATTCCGCGCGTCTTCGCCGGCGGCGTGACGGATTTCCTCGGCGTGTCCATGGACAGCGTGGGAGCCGGCGAAGTCTCGCATCTTGTGCTGTCCGCCGGCGTCTCGCCGGAGCAAAAGGCCGAAGGCGCGGGCAAGGATGCGGAGGCCGCGACGATTGCGGCAACGGTCCTGGAGCCGACGCGCTTGACCGCCGGCTACCTGTTCCGCGTGGAAGACATGGCGCGCTCGCGCGGCCTGGAGCCGGCGCTGCGCGCGGACCTGGCGGCCGCGATGCGCTCCCGGATGGATTACTATGTCCTGCGCGGCGACGGCGACGCCCCGGAGCCGTCCGGCTTCCTGGACGATACCAGCGGCAGCCTGGCCGCCCCGACGGACACGCAAGCCGCCCTGCCGACCTTCGCGGAAACGGTCGGCTTCGCGGCGGACGCAATCGACGGGCTTTATGCGCCGATGATGAGCGATGTTCATACGCTCATGGGGCCGTCGGCCTATGCGGTCGCGGCCAAGACCTTCACGCCCAACGGCGACATTTCGGCGGCAACCTATCTGAGCCGCCAGGCGGGCGGCCTGCGCTCGACGGCGCATATGCCCGCGCCCGCCGATGTGTCCGGCAAGGACTATGAGCAAGCCGTGATCGCCAGGCGCGGCGTCGGCCGCAACGCGGTCGCGGCGGTCTGGGAAGGGCTTGAACTGATCCGCGATCCCTACTCCGGCGCGGCCAAGGGCCAAGTGGCATTGCGGGCCATCGCGCTCTGGGATTTCGCGATCCTGCGGGCCGCCGCCTTCAAGCGCATCCGCGTCCGCGTGGAAGCCTGATGCGCGAGCATCGCTTCGCGGCCTTCGAGCTACGCGCCGCCGGCGCTGGCCCTGGAACGCTCGCCGGCGTGCTGATGCGCTACGGCAGCACGGCCAGCATCGGCGGCCTGGCGGAACGCTTCGAGCCGGGCAGCCTGACGCCGGCGGACCGCGTGATCGCCAACATGCAGCACTCGCGCGAAGCGCCGCTTGCCGTCACCGGGCCGGGCGGCGGCCTGGCGCTCGATTTCGGAGCGGAGGAAGTCCGGGCCGAAGTGGAACTGCCGGACACGGCCGCCGGCCGCGATGTTGCGGTCCTGGCGCGGCGCGGCGTGCTGTCCGGCTTCTCGATTGAGTTTCGCGCCGTCCGCGACGGCGTGGAAGGCGGCGTTCGCGTGGTCCGCGAAGCGGTGCTGCTTGGCCTGGGCATTGTCGATGTGCCGGCATACTCCGACGCGACGATCCGGGAGCTTCGCGCCCGCATCGAGGCCGCCGCGCCCCGCGCCCCGCGAAAGCCGCCCTGGTGGCGATAATGGGCAATGTTCCGGTCTGTTCGCGGAATAGGAATAACAGGGAAGCCCGTCAGGCGCGATTTGGGGGGTGGGGGGCTATAGGGATACCCCCTGAAACCCGTTTCGCGCCTGGCGGCGGCAAGGAGCGCCGGCAATGGCTATTTCGCTGCTGAGGCAAACCCTGGGCGATCCGCCCGAACGCAATCTGCCGATGCTTGAGCGGATGCGCGCGGCGGTCCGCCTGACCGAACCGACGGCCGAACAGGACTGGCGGCTGTCCGGCCAGCGCGATGCGGCCTGGCGCATGGCGGAGACATGGACCGGCCATCTATGGGGCGAGCGCAGCCTGGCCCGCGTGGTGCGGTCCGATACGGCCGAGCGCGTCCTGGCGGCCGGAGCCTGGCGGCCGTTCGCCAAGGGACAGACGGTCACGCTGCACCATCTCGACCCGGAGACATGGGCGCGCGGGGCGCAATCGAGCGCC